AGTCAGTATCTGCTTCGTTGTAAAGCGCTTCTGTTCCACCTTGTGTGGAATATCTTGATTTCATTGCAAAGATAAGTCCTGTAGGACCACTCATTGGCTGAACGCCAGCGATATCATAAGCAATTAAGTTAGGCATTGCTCTTCTAACTAAAGAAATTAAAACTGGATCGAAGTTATCAACTCCTGAACCTGTTTTGTTAGCAGCTGCAGCCTCAGAAATGAAATTTCCTTGTGCTTGAGCTCTTTCTTCTCTTAGAGCAATTTCCTGGTTTTCTAATAGTCTAGCTGTAACAGCTTTTCTATAACGGTCGTTAATTTCAGGTGCACTGTCGTGCTCTAAAACCGGACCCCATTTTTCCATTAAATTTGCGTCTGCATTAAACATTTTTAGTTTCCCCTATATGTTTATTATTTAGTATATTTAGTTATAGCTTGTGTGTAAGCGGCCATAGTATCAGAAACGTCTACATCGACTGTTCCTTCTCCTAATAGACTGTCTGCTTCATCTTCTGGTGTTTCGATACCATCTTTGAAGTATGATTCTTTAACAGTTTTAACTTTAACTTCAAAATTATCTCTGTTATCGTATTCAATATCTTCTACCAATGATGCCAATTTCTCAGCGTCTGTTGCTACAAGCCCTACAGAATTTTCTCTTACTACTTCAGCTTTTTCAAAGTCTTGGACTTTCTGATGTAGATCAATATTATCCTGAGTTGATTTGTTAAGATTTTCCTCTAGTTCAGTAACCTGTTCGTTGAGTTCATCAACTAAGTCTACTTTACCTTCTGGAACTTCTATATAGTGCTCTGTGAACACTCGTTGAAGTGAAGCCATAAAGTCTTCAGCAATTTCAGTTCTTAACCCTGCACTTACTGCTACTTCATTATCTGACATCCATTGTTCAACAACATAGTTTAAGTAACCATCTACTTTTTCTACGATGTCTTTAGTCATATCAGATACTTCTTCTTCTAAGTTATTTGCGTACTCGCTTTCTAGTCTTTCAACTTCTTGAGTTAACTTAGATGTTAATACTGCTTCAAATATAGCTCCTGCCTTTCCTCTGAATTCGTCGGATAGTGTAGCTTCTTCTTTAATCAGCGCATCTAAATCTTCATCAAAATCTACGTTCTCTATCTTAGCTTTAACAACTTCACCATGTTTCATGTCTGGCTTACCAGCTTTAGGGTCTTTTGCTTTCTTAACTTTATTGATAGCGTCTTCAGCAGATTTTACTGAATCCTCTTCGGATGTTTCGTCGACTTTAATCATCTTAGCGAATAACTTTTGTGCGTCTTCTTTCCTAGCTTTCTTTAACATTTCAACAGCTGCTTGAATTGTGCCTGCCTTAGTTTTTGGAATAGTTACTTGAGGAGCTTCTTCTTTCACTTCCTCTTCCTCTTCCTCTTCTTCGCCATGCATTTCTTTCTTAGCTGCAGCTTCTTCAAGATTCTCGTCAGCTTCCTCGTTCAAATTTTCATTATCTACGATTTCTTCTTGACTCTCCTCTTGGACTTCTACTGCATCTGTTGCTATGTCTTCTGCTAGTTCTGAATTTCTAACATCTTCTGACATATTTATTCTCCTATCTTTGAGAGTTTAGTTTAGAGAGGAAATTTTTAAAAGCTCGAATCTCTACCTCAGGCAGATTGTTTCTTGTAGTGCTTTTTATTTCAGTCTCAATTAATTCAATATCTTGTTGCTTAATAATACCATTGTCCCAAACCCACTCAACACCTTCCATTATTCCATTAACAAAAGCTGAAGGTGCACTTGGGTCTTGAACTATATCCACAGTAGCTAACATAAAATCGTCACCTACATGCTGGGTACCATTTCTTTGAACAAGACTTCCCATACCACGACTTGATACACCAAGCTTAACACCGCCTTCAAGTAGACCTTCGACGATCTTACCCATAGGGGTTTTAAGTATTGATGCTTTTCCTACAACATCATTTCCTCTAAAATCGAGTGAATTGATTTTGTGCGAAACTTTATCTAGGTTAACAGTTGGACCCTCTGGATGGTTTAATTCCCCAACTGCTCTCCCAGTTTTAACTTGTTCGGTCACATATTTGTCAACAGCTGCTTCTAGCACCTTCTTGTCATATATACGACCATTTTTATTTTTTTGGTTAGCTTGCATAAAGACGCCTTCGATAAAATAGTTTTTCTCACCATTTTTCTTAGCCTCACATATGACTTCTAACTCTTGATCTATGTGTTCTGTAATTAATTTCATTACTCTTCTTCTTGTTTGCTCTTAGCCACATTGGCTGCTAATTCAATTTTCTTAGCATCTAAAGCGTCAGTTATTTTTGTAGCCATTACAGAGTCAAAACTCTTTTTAGCTGCTACATTATCACTGTCTTTTAGATTTTGTACTAAATTTTCTATACTCATAATTTTTTCCTATACCTATTATTTATAAAATTTTCTAATTCAACTAGCCGAATCTTGGATCATCTGGATCTGGTTCAAATGTATCGCCTTGTTTCTTCTCAGCATCGATTTCTTTCTGCATTGCTTCGATTTCATCTTCGTTAAATCTCAATACATGCTTTCTAACCCATGCGTTTGATACATATGTTCCTATATATTCGTCTAATGTACTCATCATCTCAAATCTTTCACGTATCATTTCAGATTCTTTTAACTCAGAGAAGTAGTTATCTTCAATGTAATCAAATGTGATCTTTTCTTTCATGCCTTTCCAATCTTCTGCACCTATTATACCTTTCAATAATAATTGAGTTTTTAATAATTGCATGAATATATCGGAAAATCTTTTTCTTAATCTATCAATGAATTTTTTAAATTTAACTTCGTCTCTAGTTATTTCACTAGTTCTTCCTAAACTAAATTGAGCCTCTTGCTCTAATCTATTGAGTGGAACATTCAATGCTCTATATAGTTTCTTTTGGAAATATAAAATATCATCTATTTGTCCAAGGTTCTCACCACCACTCAGTGTTGAAATCTCGGTTCCTCTTCCACCTTCTCTACGTGGTAAGAAGAAATCTTCCAACATAGACATGTGTTTCTTATCATCTTTTACTTCACCAGACTTAGCATCATATACTAATTTATTTCTATATTGACTCATAATACCTTTTAGATATTCTTCAGCTTTACCCTTAGGTAAGTTACCTACGTCAATATAAAATATTCTTCTTTCTGGTGCTCTACTTATTCTATAAATGACAAGAGAGTCTTCCATCATTCGCAACTGATTGACTGGTTTGACAGCCTTTTGCAAATATGATAATATTCTTTTTCTTTGTGGATCCATAACACCAGATGTACAATAAGCTATTGCATCTGAGTATATCTTCACACCTTGATTGTATTTGCCCATTTGGTTGTCTTGATATAAGAAGTACTCATCTATCTTCTTAACAACCTTTGCACCTGTTTTAGGGTCTGTATCTTCTTCGACCTCTTTGACCTTTCTTAATTTAGTAGGGTCAATATATCTCAATTCCTTGATACCTGCTGCAGGTTTCTCGTTATCTATAATAATATGATATGGTAATCTTCCATCAACATACCACTTTCTGAATATATCATGTGCATATTGATTAAAGTTTAATAATCTAACTATCTGTTCAAATTCGTTTCTGATAGCATCTTTAATCTTATCAGATTCTTCCATTTCATCTAAAACAATTGATATAGGTGCTGATTCCGCATCACCAACAATTGATTCATTTACTATATCTTCTACCGCTGCATCACATTCTGGTTGTGTTGCGATGTCACGATACTTATAAATTAAATCTATTTCAGATTTAGCTTTATCACCATCGACATCTAAATATGCACCAAAATGTCCACCGGTCGTAATAATACCCGCGCCGTCTTCTTCTGTCTTTGGAACAAAAGAAGGTCTTAGTGGTTTGTCTTTCTTTTTTCTGCGGATTTCAAATCCGAAAAAAGAGACACCATCGTTTTTATTTTGTTGTTCTTGTATTAAATCGTTGTCGTCTGCCATATTAAAATTCTCATATTATTGGGGCAGTTGCCTGCCCCTCTAATATATTTATAAGGTATTAAGAAGTTGTATTGGACTCCCAATAATCGTACCCGAAAGTACATTCAAATTCTTCTATACCTGCTCCATCGTAAGCTACTTGGATTGCTGCTACTGAATTTGGTACAACACCTCTAAAGTCATATCTTTTAATGACTGTGCCATCTTTGTCTAATTGCTCAACTACTCCATCAGCTTTATAATCTGCTGGGTTTGTTAAACCTGTATTGACAGAGTGACCTGCTATACCGTCCATCCACCTTTCCATTGCGTCACGTACTTCGAATCCTGTATCGTTAATAATTGTAACGGTCCAATCATCAAAAGTTCTATCTCCAGCTAATGCTATATTACGACCTCTAAAAGGTACTTCTATTTTAGCTACAGATGATGCTGGAAGCTGAGATGCTTTACACATAAATGAAGATAACTCTACGTCACCTTCTGCATATGCAGGAAAGTTCAATGTAACCTTAAAGAGATTACCTCTAGCTCCACCGCCTACGAGTTTTGATTTAAAATCGTCTACGCCTAAAATTGCCATTTATCTTCTCCTTAATTAACCAGCTATCTCGCTGAATTCTACACCACTTCTTGTTGCAATAAATGATAGTGTTA